CATCGTGTACTTGATGACGTTGCCAAGGCAAAAGTCCATGTGCTTCGTGATCTCGATGACCTCGATGCCTGACGGGTGGCTGCGGTAGTGCGCTGGCTCATTCACCGGATCAGCAGGCGCCCCTCTCACGGCCTCGTTTGCCCCACCATGCCCACGGACCCCACCGGCCACTTCTGACGCACTCACGCCCCCACCGCGCCGTTCTCAGCCAGCACCAGTTCGTCCGGCGTGAACCAGAGCAGATGATCATCGCCCGGAACATGGAGCCCGAAGTGTTGACCCTCGGTGATGCTCACGACCGTGCCGACCGAATCGAACCAGCGGCTTGGGTGGGCGATGACGCGGACGTGGTCGCCGATGCGGTACTTGGTCATGATGCTTTCCGATCTTCTCGGTTGAAGCTCGGAAAGCCGGACCACTCGGAAGAAATGCGGCACGCCTCCGCACTGGTGTCAACGCCGACTGCTCGTCGACCTAATGCGGATGCAACAACGAGTGAAGTGCCAGCGCCGACAAATGGGTCGATCACGGCATCCCCCGCATTGCTGTACTGCCGAATAAATCGGTCGGCCAGCCCACGGGGATAGGAGCCACCCTTGACCCGTGGGCGCCGCTGGTCGCCGCTGCTGCTAAGGCGGATTACGTTGCCCATCCTGGCTCCAAGTTCGCTTAGGCGAGAGTGCCCGCCTGCCATGCCTCCCGACACGTCAGGCTTGCGGATTCCGGTGCGAGCCTTTCCGATGGTCTTTGTCGAATATGGCTGGCGGGAAGGGTTGAACACGTAGTTAGCGGACTTTGCGAACACGTAGACCAGTTCCCACTCGTTGCGGTCAGTCCTGCGCTGGTTCCCGGATGGGGGCGCGTTTAGCTTGTCCCACACGTAAACATCGACGGTCCGCAGGCTGAGCGATTCCGCGACCCGAGGAATGTCGAATATGCCGGTATTGAAAAACCCGCCCTCACGAGAGAACGGGCCAACGTTTTGCACCACCACTCCGTCTGTGTGGAGCTTCGGAACCCAAGCCCCTAGCCGCTGGTGCCACCAGTCCAAGTAGCCGCTGCTGGAGATATTGAAGCCGCGCTGGCCGGGGTATGGAGTGGACGTAATCAGCATTCGGAAAGTTCCGTCTTCGTACCGTGGTGCGGCGTCAAGCGCGTCGGCTTCCCATACACAATCAAGTAGGTCGTCGTTCACTACTGCTCTCCTTTGGGCAAAATAAGAGCCGCCCAGGTTGGGACGGCTTCGTGGGTTTCGATGTGGGGTGGTGGGGCCCCGAATTTGGTCACGACGCCTCCAGGTGAAACGCGGCAGGGGTGGTGACGTGCAGTTCTATCGCATTGGCCGTCTTCGGGAATATCGCCAGGTGCCCGTGTCCAGACTCGTGGATGCTCAGCGAGCCGTCCGCCCGTTCCGAAAACGTGAATCGGCCCTGCGTGGTTTCGACTGTGAAGGTAGATTCCTCGCCAACTAGACGATCCTTCATGCTGCTTACGTCAAACGTGCTGATTTTCACCCCTGCTCCTTAAAGTCAAAAGCCGCAGCGTCCACTACGGCTTGGTCTTCCATCTCGCCAAGGATCTTTTCGAGGACGCTCTTGGCTGTGGGTGTCATTTCTTCGGGGTAGAGCAGCTTGATCGCGGCCCGGATACGCTCGGGGTTCACAGGATCCAGCCCTCAATAGTCGGGACATGCGAAACGCCGCAGCGGCCGCAGAAGACGAGCATTCGGACCGGGTAGGGCAGTCGGTCATCGTCGTCAAACTCGGGCGACTTGCAGTACCAGCACGCAGCGACCACACCCAACCGCTTCCGCTGGGGCCGCTCGTAATTGCTCTTGGCCTCATTGCAAGGCCAGCACGCGGAGATGAGGTTGTCTGAACGATCCGCGATATGCAGATCCTCGGCCCGGAACGCCGAGCGCGGGATGATGTGGTCCACGGTCAGCATGACGCCATCGATACCGCACAGCCGGCAAACGTCGCCGTCCCTTGCGTGGATGATCGCCCGCTTCTGCGAACCTATCGACGTTCTTTCCTCGCGGTTCCTGACAGGCCACCGCTCGAGTGGGGTTTCCCACGCCTCGAGTGAGCGCGCCAGCACCGTGGCAAAGGTGTTAATGCCGTCGCGCTCGGGATGACTCCATGAATCGTCGTAGTAGCCCAGCATGTCCGTTGTTTCTGATTTGAGTGGCATTAGAATCTCGTCTCGTTGATGTTCATGCCTTGCCTGACGTTCGGTGCGACGGTGTCGCCCGTCCATGGGAAGTACCCGCCGCGCCATAGCTCCTTGGGCCACTGTCGGCCCGCCTCACGGTCCCCGCGCCATTTCGTCACGATCGTCACGGACTCGTTCGTTGGGTCCGGGTGGAGTCCGAAACCGAACTCGGGCCAGCCCATCAGTGCGGCGGATCCACGCGGGGCAAGGTCGCGGGTCGCGTTCTGGGAATTGCCCTTGGATGCGTGGCCCTCCATGATGAGCGCCACGCCACGGTCCCGCAGCGAGTCGAGCGCCATGATCAGGGGTGCCGCCTCCTGGTCGTTGTTAATGCCGGTTGAAACCATCTTGTAGAGCGGGCCGATAGCCAGCACGTCCGGCTTGTGCTCATCCACAAGCCTGTGGATTTCTCCGAGCGTGGCGTCCTTGGTGATGTCGATCCTGCCCTTCGCGTGAATGTGGATCAGTGGGGCAGGGTCGGTCGTCCCGTACTTGGCAGCGTTCGCGGTCATGCCGCGGACTTGGGATCGCCACTGCGCCTCGGTATTCTCGGCGTCGACCACGAGGACCCGGAGCGGGGCCTCAAGGTGGCCCATGGTCGTCGGGTGGACGCCGGCGGCCATGCAGATGATCATCTGGCGGATCCAGGTTGTCTTGCCGCCACCTTCGAAGCCAGTCAGGATGAGCCGGTCCCCGCGCTCGAGTAGTCCGGGGATGAGCCAGTCGTGGTCTTCTTCGACGGCCAGGATCTCCTCGAGCGTCTTGGTTGTCATCCGGTGGGAAGTTCCCGCCTGAATGTTCTTGATCGCTTCGGTTGCGGTCTGCGCAGCCTGTGAGGGGTGATAGGTTTCATCACCCGCCTCCCGCAGTAGCGTCGTGGCGATATGAACCAGCCGACGCCGCGAAGATGCTTCCTTGACCTGATCGGCGTAATAGCTGATCGACTCCGAAGACCCGACCCGCTGCAACATCTCGTGCAGTTCGACCACGCCGACGCCGCGGGCGCCGAGTTCTTCGGCCTTTGTCCACACGCTGAACGGCTCCACCGGCTCCCCGGCCTTCTGAAGCTGCACGATGGCATTGAACAGGTGGGCATGGGTTGTTGAGCGGAAGTCGGCGGGCTCCAGGATGCTCGAAGCGAACCGCACACTGTCCGGGGTGAGCAGGCAGGCCCCGATGACCAACTCTTCCGGGCTCATCGGTTCGCCCAACCATAGCCAGCCGGGACTACCGAGTTCAGGTCAGCTTGCGACTTCCAGCCCTTCGCCTCGGCTTCGGTCTGTTTGCGGCGCATCCAATTCCTCCATGTGGTTTCCCAGCTCTTCTTCTTGCCCTGCTCGCCCTGCCAGTAGTCGATGAAGCCCTGAGTCTCGCGCTCGGCATTCACTGCCCTGGCATTCTCTTTGGCCCATTGCTTGCGCTCGAGCGTCAGTGAGAAGTCGGCCGGGATGACATGCGCGGCGATGGGCTTCACTATCTGCTCATCTGCTCTCTGCTCATCTGCTCTCTGCTCACTGCTCTCTGCTCTCTGCTCAGGGGAGTACTTTGCGGAAACGCTCTCCGGCACTTCGGAGTCGTCGGGAGCGTCTTCCGAAGACTGCGGAGGATTGCCGCAGTTCTCACGAGGGACGGGAATCACACTCTTGGCAGGGTGCGCGGGCCTCTGGTGCTCGAGCCAGTTGGTTATAAGCAGGTATCGGGAGCCGTCCACTTCGTAGCGGTAGATGACGCCGGATTCCTCGAGGACGGATAACCAGCCCTCGACATCCTTGTGCGTGATTTCGTCATCAAGTGGGTATGAGTCGGCAACGATCAGCTTGGCGTTATCCCGGCCTCGCCCATGGTCATCTACGTATCCCCAGAGCATGATCCAGAAGTAGCGGATCTCTACGGGCCAGGAATTGACCTTCTCGCTGATGCGGATCTCGGGCTTGATGGACCGGATGCGGGCCACTAGAGCCTCCTTTCAGTGGTGGTGGGCCCGCACGATTGGTTCGGCGGGTTTTTGCTTTGCGCGGTGGGCGGCCATGTAGCCTGCGTGGGCTGCGGCACAGGGTCCGCATACGGGGACGCCGTGTCTGAGGTGGCGGAAGTATCCGGCGCGGGTGCCGCACTTGTCCGGGCGGAATCCGCGGTGGACGGGGCCCGGCGGGCGTGCACCGTAGGCGCGGCTGTATGCGGCGTTCGCGTCCTTGCAGGGCTGGCATTTCTCGGTGTCGCCGTCCTGGTGCTGCTTGTAGCCTTTGTAGGTCCCACACTTGGCGGGGTCGAACACGCGGGGCTTGGGTTTCGGTCCGGGCGTGGACGGGGTGCGTGTCGGCGCGGCGGCTGTCTTGACGTCGCGGAGGGTGCCGCGGTAAACGTAGGGGCTCATGCTGCACCGCCCATGCGGTCAGCGTCGTTGAAGCTGTGGAGCTCGTTGCGCTTGGCAATGACCACAGCCTCGGCTTCGGCCAGGTCAAAGTAGAGCCCCAGGTAGTGGACCACGCCGTCATGGCGCACCAGTGGGCGCCACTTCCCGGTTTGCTTGTGGAGATACACGCCGCGGACGCCCGACTTGCAGTTCTTCTTTGGCCCGGAGTGGTTTTCGATGTTCTGCTTCCTCGTTGCCGCACGGAGGTGTCCGGGGTTGACGCAACTGGGGACGTGACAGGTGTGGTCGATCTGGATGCCAGCAGGTATCGGACCGTTCGCTAACTGCCATGAGTATCGGTGTCCATATTCGGAACTCCCAAAGCGAGGGTATCCGGCTGGAGTCTTCGCCCCGGTCCAGATCCAGCAGTCGCCGGACTTGTCAACTCTTGACCAGAAGGCTGCATCCTTGGAGACGCGAACCAGGCCCGTCGT